AGATGACTTCGTGTTGCCTAATACAAGACCTGCTAAGTATCCATTTATGATTCACGCAGAGGCTAATGCTGTTTATAATGCTGCTCGCGAAGGGCAATCTACAATGGGTGCAAGAGCTTATATTACAGCTATCCCATGCCGAGGATGCTTACAAATGCTCTGGCAGTGCGGTATTCACGAAATCTACTACACCAACGTATCTTCACCAAAGTCGTGCATGTGGAGTGATGGATATGATGAAATACTAAAACAGATTGAGGATAGGATTGAGTTCAAGTTCTTTCCTAAGAATTACCTATGTAATTACGCACTTATTGAATCGGCAGAAAACTTTGAAAATTTATAAAAAAGCACTTGACAAATCGCGGTTCGTAGACTATAATATAGTAAACCGAGACAAAACCCAGTAAAACATTTTACAGGAGTAGAAAGAAATGCCGAGTATGGCGGAGATGGTAGAAGCACATCTAATGAATGTGCAGCGTGAGATTGCAACCCTAGAAGAAAGAAAGGTTGTTATTGATTCAGAGATTGATAAACTGAAAAGTTATCTATCAGAGGGTTCAGCTACTCTAACAGAAGCAAAGAATACACAACCTGTGAAACAGGATGCACCCGCATCCACAGTATTTAGTCCCAGTTTAGGAGGATCTTAATGGAAAGTAATGAGTTTTATACGGCACTCACTCGATTGCCAAACAGTTATTTTAGCACAGAAGGTGAGCTTACAGGTTCTATCGCTGGCGGTCAGCACCGTGGCGAAACAGTAAACCCAGTAACCGCAGTCGCATACAAGACTACGGGTACGGTTTATGGAACCAACAAACGGGAGACTCTTCGGGCTGGCAAAGCCTTGGGTTTGAACCGACACTTTACTGAAACAGTTTACAACGCGATCACGGGCGTTTCAAATCGTGGTAACACACAAGTAGTACGTGGAAAAATTCGATCAGCTTTAGGAGTTTAATTATGAATCAGAATTGTTGGAATGGTGCAGGACGGTTGACTAAGGATGCAGACTTCGGTGAAACCAAAAAAGGTACACCAATGTCTAAGTTTCGCTTGGCAGTAAATGATCGTCGAAATGACGACACATTGTTTATTAACGTATTGTGCTTTGGAAAGATGGCAGAGAACCTCAATCCCATGCTCACCAAGGGTCGTCTAGTTTCGATCACAGGAAAGCTCAAGATTGACGATTATGAGGACGAGAATCAGCAGAAGAAGAGTTCTGTTTGCATCATGGCAGACGAGATTTCTCTTGGGCCTGATCCTTCAACAATCACTCCAAGGAGCCAATCGTAAATATATGGAGTGGGTAGCTCCCACCCATAGGAAGGTGACTGAACGATCTAGGTCGTAAGCTAGATAAGGTATCCGAATCTTGAGGAACGGGCGAGTGCTTGACCAGAGAGATAGGAGTGCAAGGCCACTTGACTACTTACGGTAGTGCCGAGTTGTGGGTAAAAAGTAAATCCCACCCTTCCATTTTTTACAACTTCTTGGCTAACAGTCAGGTTAAACGACTACCTCCAAAAACAGCCAAGACTAAACCCTGTCGAGCCGGATGCTTGACGGGGTTTTTTTTTCTGAAAATTCCTAAAGTCCACTTGACAAATAGCCGATGTATGGTATAATAGAGGAAATTCAAATCACTTCAGTCTAGGAGAAAATCAGTGTCACCGGAAACATTAATGTTTACTGCCAAGATGTTGGGTACAGCAATCGCCGTGTTTTTTGGTATTTGCTTTCTTATTGGTCTTATCGCTGGAGAAGAAGGTGGAGTAGAACCACTAAGATTCTCAGATAAGGCGAGTAGTGTAGACGATCAAGACCTTTTTGCTATTGCCACAGGCGATGAAGAATACCTAGCTGCACATTGTACTCTTGATCCAAAGGTGGAGATTCAAAATGAGAAGTTGGAAATCCAGAGACTTAGAAACAAATACGCAAGGATGAAAGTAGAGCAGCAGATTGCAGACCTTCAAAATAAACCTACAAAGAAGAAAGGTGTCTCAGGAACTCAAACTAACCCATTGATTACAGAATGTATCAACGCCTTGGTAGGTCTTGGTGAAAAAAAATCAAATGCTAGAGCGACAGTCAATAAATATTTTGCAAACAATCCAAAAACTAAAACCGTAGACGAGTTCATTTCAGGAGTATTCAATGCGAATTAACCTACAAGCACCAATCAATCAGCTTGGCTACGGCGTAGCTGGATTAAACATACTCAAGGCATTACAGAAGAAGGCAGAGGTTTCCCTGTTTGTTATCGGGCAACCGCAAGTCACCAATCAGGAAGATGCAACGGCGGTCAGGAAAGGAATAGAAGTTGCAAACACGTTTGACCCTAACGCACCCTGCATTAAAATCTGGCATCAGAACCAGATGGCAGAACGCATAGGGTCAGGTACGTTTATTGGTTTCCCTATCTTTGAACTAGATACATTCAATAGTCAAGAGAAGCACCATCTAAGTTCTTGTGACGAACTAATGGTTTGTTCACAGTGGGCGAAAGATGTAGTTCTGGATCAAGTACCAAAAAATGCTTGGGACTACAGAATGGAAGAAAGGGTGAATGTCGTACCCCTTGGTGTAGACGCAGAACTATTCCCGCCAGCACCAGTGAGACAGAGCGATACAACGATCTTCTTCAACTGTGGCAAGTGGGAAATCCGTAAGGGTCACGATATTCTCATTAACGCCTTCAAAAAGGTTCTTGAGGATGGAGAAGATGCTGAGTTATGGATGATGTGCAGTAATCCATTTAATTCCCCCGAAGAGGACGCACGATGGAAAAAGTTGTACGACCATCCAAAAGTACGACTTATTCCAAGGGCTGAGACACAAGCAGAAGTGTATAATATTATGTCTCAAGTAGATTGCGGTGTGTTTCCCTCTCGCGGAGAGGGCTGGAATCTTGAACTTTTAGAGATGATGTCAGCAGGAAAGCACGTTGTGGCTACAAATTATTCTGCACATACTGAGTTTTGCACTCAAGATAATTGTGGTCTTGTGTCGATAAAAGAAGTAGAGCCTGCATATGATGGCAAATGGTTCTTCAATCAAGGTAATTGGGCAAAGATTGACGCTCACGCTGAGTTTGATTTGTATATGAAGATGATAAAGTTTATCCTTGATAAGAAGGGTACTTTGAATCAAGCTGGAATTGAAACTGCCAAAAAGTTCTCTTGGGAAAATACAGCTAATCAAATCCTAAAGGTATTGGAGTAAAAATGGAAGATGAAAGAAGTACACTCGCAAGCCTTCAGTATAGCATTGATACCAGTGGTGAAATATACATAGATATAACCTTAGAGGATTATTCAGAAGAAATAATTAAAAAATTCGCAGTTTTATTGGCCTCAATATCCACAACAAGTTTCCAAGTTCAAACACTTAAAGTAGCACAAGACGCTTTTCTTGCAGATGGTAGACAAAAAGAAATGTTTATGCTTGTTAAGGAAATGCTTGAAAAGCAAAGGATATTTAACAAATTAGATGTAGAAGAAAAGGTTGAGAAGGAGGAAAATAATCAGGATGACCCATTAATTAAACCAACTGACCTAATGTAAGGAGTCTATCATGAAAAAAATAAACAAAAAAATGCAGATAGGATGGCAGAAATATGAAGACATAATAGAGTCCCAACTAGATAGCCCTCTTTTAGATATGATCGTAAAGAAAAGCATGGGTCCAGAGATTCCTCTGGAAGATTTAGACGAAGAAGAATTAGAGCAATTAGAAAGCATGTTTCCGCAACCTGAAGCCAACTTCATGGTTCCGGTTGATGACCAACTGATGGAGAAAATCTCCATGTCACAAAACTTTGATTGCTGGATGGGTCACACTAACTTTAATATAACAGGAGAAATTAAAGATAAAATTGAAAAAAGCGAAGGTGTTGAAGTATTGAAGATATGCAGTAGATACAGATTCTTCCTTGGCGTTGGCAGAATGTTTGATTTCACAGATGTAAGAAACAATATTGAAACCCTACTCACTAACTTTGAGGACAAAAATTAACATGGATAAATACGAACAGTACCTAAATGACGTTGACACTATGAAAATTGCATATGATGCAGCATCTTCATTCAGAAATGTTCTGACTTCAGAAGAAATTCAAAGCTGTGTTTTAAAAGCACTGTTCAGAGCCGTAAATAAGTATGACAAATCCAGTAATGTAAAATTTACATCATACCTATACAACGGAGTACGATTTGAGTGTCTTGGTCAGGTTAAAATTAACAAAAGCGACAAGCAACAACTGACCAATGCCATTCCTGACCCGCGAAATCCTATGGCAGAATTTGAAATGAAAGACGTAATTGAGTCAGTTTGTGACGATCCTGAGCTTATTTTTGACAGATTCTATAAAAATATGACAATTACAGAGATTGCGAAGAGCAGGAAAGTATGTGGAGAGACTGTCAGAATTAGAATTGGGAAAAATCTTGAAAAGATGAGGGTTTCACTCAAAAAAAGTGTATAATATAACGGACTTGGACTACGATCAGGACATCAGGAAATCTAACATTTTTTGTTTATTTCATTAGGAGATTTACTATGCCTACTGTACGTCCTTCCGGTGCTGGCGACGAAGCCGTTGGTCTCGGAGAAGTCCGTGACGGTGGAACCGTCATTCGTGGTGGCTCAAACGCTGCCGGTGTCATGACAAAGAGCCTTAGCTTGGCCGAGATTGCTGACGATCAAGGCCAGAGCTTTGGTTCGAAGGTTGTTGCTAACGATGGAACAGGTAATCAATACACTGACAGAGTTGGTGTTGGTAAAGCTGTTTCTGGTGGCACACTTGCTTATAAGGCTGGTGCTACTGAGTGGGTTGTTAAGGGTGGTAATGTTTCCACTACTCTTGGTGGTGTTGCTAACACAACCTTGGTTGGTGGTCAAGCCGGTCCTGACCCAGTTCGTGATAATATCGCTAGCCTCGAAACGACCCGTGATTATGGCGACATGACCATTGATCCATTGGCTGCTCCAGCGTCAGGTATTAATTCTTACAGAACTATCACTGGTGGTGGATCTGAGAAGAATTACATTAACCCTGCTGTTGCTGGTGGTTCAACCAACTCTGCTGACTCTGCTGCGAATACCACTCGTGCTATTCCCGGCGAGTTTGTTTACAGAGATGGTTCAGCGAACCCAATTCAGGATGACTTCAAGAGCAAAGAAGCCCCTGAAGAATAAACTTCCTATGCAAAATTAACTTAGCCCTCAGAAATGGGGGCTAGGTTTTCCTTTATGGAGGTTTATGATGATTACGCCAGAATTTGCAGGAGCCGTAGCAACACTTGTCGGTGCAGGCATCGCAGTGTTAGGATTTTTATACAGAGCCTTTACTTTTGTCAAATCATTTCAAAGATCTCAAGAAGAAGTAAAGGAGTCAATTAGAATTATTAAGGCAGAAGTCACACCTAATAGCGGTAAATCTTTAAAAGATACTGTAAATTCATTGAAGAAGGCTTGTGACAGAATAGAAGCTAGACAAAAGGTATTAGATCAAAGATCGAAAGCCGCCCTTCACTACAACGAGACTCCGCTTTTTGAGACAGATATTAAGGGTAGATTAACTTGGTGCAACGAAGCATTTTTAGAATTAACAAAAGACAACGGTAGTTGTAGCGAAGGATTCGATTGGCTAACGGTTATCGAAGATGATCGAAGAGACGATTTTCTGACAGAGTTTAACTCCTGTTTGAAGATGTGCCGAAAGATTGATATTGAAACCGTTTCCGTTCATGGAAGGCTCATACATTTTGTTGGATACCCTTACAGAGTTGCTAAAGGTATTCATGAAGGATTTTTAATTCATCTTCAAGTTTGTTCACAGGAGAATGAAAAATGAACGAAGGTAGTAAAAGGTTTAAGTTAAATTGGGGCGATATTTCTGGTGTCGTCAAGAACGCACTTTTGGTAGGCGGTGCAGCAGCATTGACTGTTTTCGCAGAAAATTTGGATGTTGTTGACATCGGAATTTATACTCCGCTTGTTGTTCCAATCATCGCTGTTGGTCTTGATACCGCTATCAAGTGGCTCAAAGACGCTTCACCGAAAGATTAAGAGAACAGGAGTAAACAATGGACTTTAACACGCCACGCGATTTGCTTAACGCATATCGCAACGGTTTTGATGGTGCTGTATGTGACCCAGAAGAAACCGCAGAGTTACTAGGCCGGTTAAAGACTCCACTCTTCGGTGCTACTGCTTATAAGCTATTTGGAGCAGGGGAAGGTAAACTTTCCCTGCCCTTTCTTTCTTTGCTTAAATTCGATAAGGGTTTTGGGCCATCAGAAAAGCAGACAACTGGTGATTGTGTCAGTCATTCTACTAGAAATGCTATAGACATAACAAGAGCAGTTGAAATTGACATCAAAGGCGAGTCAGAAGATTTTGTAGTTAGAAGTGCAACGGAAGCAATCTATCAAAGTAGAGGGCACAAGGGTCAGGGGATGACTTGTTCTGGTGCCGCTAAATATGTCCACGAGAAGGGTGGAATTCTTTTAAGAAAAGATTATGGAAAAGTAGACCTATCAAAATATAATTCTAGCTTAGGTGCAAGACATAATATTCCTAAGAGTATTTATATTGACGAAGCTAGTAAGCATCAGGTGAAGACTATTTCCGCAATCACAACCGTCGAAGAAGCCAGAGATGCTCTAGCCAATGGTTACGGTATTTCTGTTTGTTCTGGCTACGGATTCTCAAGTAGGCGAGACTCAAAGGGTATCGCAAAGAGATCTGGTAGCTGGGCACATGCGATGGCTTGGATAGCCTGTGATGACACAAGAGAGCGTTACAATGAAATGCTATTCTTGGTACAAAACAGTTGGGGTAAATGGAATAGTGGCCCCAAGGTTCATGGGCAACCAGATGGAAGTTTCTGGATCAGGGAACGAGATGCAAGAGGTATGCTGTCAGGTAACTGGGGATCTTGGGTCTTTAGTGACGTAGACGGTTTCCCAGCTAGGAAACTTCCGAATTACGGTTTCAAAAAATATCTATAAGGCATTAACAATGAAAAATTTAGTATATGTATTAGCTTTGTGTCTGGGTGCTTCTTTAACCCTTGGTTGTAATGCACAAGATTGCGACCATGCTAAAAAAATGCGAGCTTATCAAGCTACACGCTTGGCTATTGCTGCGATGAATAATCCAGATACAACGCCAGACGAAGTAGATGAAGAACTTTGCGACGGGTCTGGCTGGATCATCCAAGGAGATGGTCATAAAACAGAATGTCCGGGTTGTTCAGCCTGTAAGGGGAAAGATGGAAAAGAACCTGTCGCTGCTGATATTGAACCAGAATACAATATATATCACTTTGGTGCTAAATGGTGTGGACCATGCCAGCAGATGATTAAGAATACTTGGCCTGATGAAAAAATGGTTGAGTTTCTAAAAGATAAAAAGGCAAAACTTTTTGTGTTCGATGTAGACAATAAAGATCATAAGAAGTATTTCTCGTACTATAAAGTGACTTCGTACCCTACAATTATCTTGTTAGATAAAGATAATTTGAATAAACCACTTCAAAGAAATGTAGGTGGAATGAGTGCAGAGTCCATGATTAAAGAATTGGATAAGGTACTATGAGTGACTTAAACAAAGTAGCAACAAGAATATCTTCTCATGTTGCAGTCAAAGATAAGAACTTTGGGATAGACCCAGTGACTATCTCAATTATTATCAGCATCATCACCAATCTTGTAAAACTTTGGTGGAGTTGCAGAAGCGAAAGTAAGGTTCGTGGGGAACTGCGGAATCCTTCTTGGTTATTTAAACTGTTTCTCAAAAGAGAGATTAGGAAACAAGTCAAAGGAAGTGGACGCAGAAGTACGATGTACGGTGCTTTCATCGACGTTGGAAAATCATTATCGGAAAAAGAACTTAACAATATTTTGAGAGAAATTGGAGGAAAGTGATGAATTTGTTTCAATGGGTAATGCTTGGGCTTGCTGCTATTTTAGTTGCACCCATGATTATTGAGAAGGTGAAGGGGTTTGTACCGTCTAATCCTGTGCCACCACCTGCACCGCCATTACCACCACCCGCACCTGAGCATGTAGATACTTGTGACGGTTTGGTTGATGTAGTTGAGTGTTGGGAACACTTGTGTGATTGTTGTGAGGCTCAAGGTATGAAGGACGCTGCCAGAGAACTCAAAAAGATCTTCCCGCTATTTGCGATTCAGGAGGTAAAGAATGAGTAATCAACTCAGAACGATACTAGCTGCCGTTCTGTGTGCGGTTGCACTGTTTGGTGAACCTGTATTTGAATGGGTTAAAAACAATGTATATATTGTCGATGTCGTACCAGATGCAACTGTCGATGAGCCATCTTTAGAGAATAAAGAATTGGTTGACGACATTGTTAAGATTGATTTTTCAAAAGAAGATGCAGATCTTGTTTCTTGCTTCTTCCTAGAACTAGCAGACGTTGTAGGAGATGACGATAAGATCATCAAAACAACGGGCCAGTTTGCCAACTTTAATGTAATGGCAGGTATTTTGCATTTTGATACAGAGTTTGCCGGTAAATACGAAGGTTTCGGTGACGCTGTAGAGTATGCAATCCAGAACGCCATTGGTTTAGAGAATCAGTCTTTGACCGATAGTAAGCGTCAAGATCTTGTAGATGTCCTCGAAGCAGTAGCTTGGGGTGTCAATCAATGAGCTTAATAGATGTATTACTTGACAAAGTAATGGACAAGTACGGCATTGAGCAGAAAGATATTGACAAAGCAAAAAGAATGATGGATAAAGTTAAGTTCGTAAAACGTAATGGCGAAAACTATTTGGTTATCGACATTGGTGATGGGATCGAACTTTCTATCAAGCAGTAGAAATTTGACCTCTCTTTAGTTGGATAATACTGACTTTAGAGAGGTTTTTTTGTACTTTCCACTTGACAAAATCGGTTTCGTAGACTATAATAGAGTACAAGAATCCGCTACATTCGACAACATTCGTATAAAGATAAGGAACAACTAGATGCAGGTTACAAAGCGTGATGGATCTAAAGAAGATTTCTCAGTAGAAAAGATCCACAAAGTTGTAAGCTGGGCAGTTAAAGGTATTAATGGTGTGTCACTCTCTGATGTTGAGATGAACGCCAACCTGTCCCTATATGATGGGGTTACTAGCTCAGAGATTCATCAAATTCTCATCAAGTCAGCAAACGATTTGATTTCAACATCTGCACCCAACTATCAGTATGTCGCTGCTAGACTGCTAAACATGCAACTCAGAAAAGAAGTTTGGGGCTACGGAGATCAGCCCACTGACTTCCTGATGTTCATTCGTAGAAACGTAGATAATGGCATCTATGACCCACAACTAGAGAAAAAGTGGAGCGAAGAAGAGATTGATGCCTTCGGTAAGTATATTAGTCACAGTCGTGATGATATGTTTACATATGCTGGTCTACAGCAAATGATTGATAAATACTTGGTAAAAAACAGAAGTACAGGGGATATTTATGAGACTCCACAATTTGCTTATATGGCTATTGCCATGTGTTTATTCGATGATATTAACGAGGTAAAGCAAGCGTATGACTGCTACTCCACATTCCAGATTAACTTGCCAACTCCTATCATGGCTGGTGTTAGGACTAATATACGTCAGTTCGCCAGTTGTGTTTTGGTGGATATCGACGATAATCTTGACGCTATATTTTCTAGTATTCATGCGGTTGGCAAGTATACTGCGAGGCGTGCTGGGATCGGACTCAACATCGGACGTATGCGACCAATCAACTCACCCATCAGAGGCGGTGAGGTCATCCATACAGGACTCATCCCATACTTAAAGAACTTTGAGTCGGTAGTTAAATCAACGTCTCAGAACGGGCTTCGTGGAGGCTCTGCTACGGTGCATGTACCATTCTGGCATTATGAGATTGAGGACATTATGGTTCTCAAAAACAACGCTGGTACAGACGACAATAGAGTGCGTAAATTGGATTATAGTATTCAGTTTTGTAAGCTATTCTATGATCGCTTGATTGCCAACGAAGATATTACTTTGTTCAGCCCCAGCGAAGCAAGAGGTTTGTACGAAGCGTTTGGTGATAACGAAAAGTTTGAAGAACTATACCTTAAATATGAAGGCAAGAGATCACTAAAGTTCAGAAAGAAGATTCCAGCAAGAAAGCTGGCAGAAATCTTTGCTCGCGAACGCTTGGAAACTGGGCGTATCTACAGCATGAACATTGACTCAGCCAATGAACACGGATCGTGGAGTGTACCATGCTATATGTCAAATCTTTGTCAAGAAATTATCCATCCGACAAATCCTATTCAGGCTATTGATGATGCAGAGGGCGAGATTGGTATTTGCATTTTGTCGGCGTTGAACCTGTTGGAGATGAACGATGAGAAGGATATTGAAGAAGCATGTCGAATTGCTGTACGGACTCTTGACTCTGTTATTGATTACCAAGATTACCCCGTACTTGCAGGCGAAAACTTTACCAAAAATAGGCGATCACTTGGAATTGGTATTACTAACCTTGCTGGCTTCTTAGCTAAGAACAAGCTAAAGTATGAAGACCCAGAAGCATTAGAGTTGATCCATGAGACTATGGAACAGATTCAGTGGAATCTTCTTAATGCAAGTTGTGAGTTGGCAGAAGAAAAAGGTGCATGTTCTAAGTTTGATGAGACTAAATACTCAGACGGTCTTTTACCTATCGACTGGTACAAGAAAACTGTAGACGAATTAATTAAACCAAATTATAACATGGATTGGGAGGGGCTACGTGAGAGGATTAAAAAACATGGTCTTCGGCACTCTACTTTATCTGCTATTATGCCTTGCGAGTCTAGCTCCGTTATTCAGAACTCTACCAATGGAATTGAACCCGTCAGATCGTTGCTGATTCACAAGAAGGCAAAAAATGGTGTACTGAAACAATTAGTGCCAAACTATCATATGAGAAAGAACTTCTACACACTTGCGTGGGACATGCCAAACAATCAGGCTATGCTCAACGTAGCTGCTGTGATCCAGAAGTTTGTGGATATGAGTATGAGTACAAATTTGTATTATAATTACTCTCACTATGAGGGTGGAAACATTCCATTGAGTGTCCTCATTAAAGATCAAATTTATGGTTATAAGTATGGACTGAAAAACTTTTACTACGCCAACACCCCGGATGGTGATGGTGACACTGAGAAGGATATGAACTGTGAATCGGGAGCGTGTGCGATATGAAAAACGGTTTCATCTGTTCGGCTTTTGATCTATGTCATGCCGGTCATATACTTATGTTGGAAGAGTGCAAAGAGCACTGTAGAAAACTTACAGTAGGCTTACACACCGACCCAACAATTGATAGACCAGATAAAAACAAACCAATAGAGACGGTTTATCAAAGATACCTAAGATTAAAATCAAACGTGTTTATTGATGAAATAATACCCTACGAGACTGAGGAAGACCTGTATGCCATATTAAAAAGTGGTGACTATCATATCAGATTCTTAGGCGAAGACTACATAACAAAGACGGAGTTTACTGGTAGTGAGTTAGACATAGAAATTCATTACTGCAAGAGGTTCGGGTATTCATCATCCGGTTTAAGGCAAAAAATTCAAGAGGCCAAAAAAAAATGAAGACTATTTTCAACACCAAGAACGTAGACCCAATGAGCCAACCGCTATTCCTTGGTAAAGACCTTGGAGTTCAGCGGTACGATGTTGTCAAGTATCCAATCTTCAAGGAGCTTGATAGCAAGCAAATGATGAACTTCTGGCGACCAGAAGAGATTGAGCTAAAGAAAGATCGTGGCGACTTCAAAGAGATGTCGGACAATGAGAAGTTTATTTTTACTTCCAATCTTAAATATCAGACTATGCTCGACAGCGTAATCTGCCGTGGCGTTCCTACTCTGTTGGAGTTCGTCACCAATACAGAACTAGAAGCCTGCCTGATGACATGGCAATTCTTTGAGAAGATTCACTCACAGAGTTACAGTTATATCATTCAGAACGTATTCGCTGACAGTTCCGAAATATTTGGCGGAATTTATGAAGATAAAGAGATTATGAAGCGGGCAGACAGTGCTATCGCAGACTATAATAATTTGATGGGCATGGCTTGCGATACAACATCTAAGGCAGACCTGAAGAAGCAAATCTACATGACGGTTATTAGTATCAATATTCTTGAGGCTATCCGGTTTTATGTCAGCTTTGTCTGTAGCTTTGCGTTTGCAGAGAACAAGAAGATGGTCGGCAACGCAGATATCATCAAGCTCATCAAACGTGATGAGGCTTTGCACCTAACCAATACTCAGCAGATCCTAAAGATTCTCCATACGGAAGAGTCAGAAGGATTTGTTAGTACAGCCGCCAAGTGTCAAGATACCGCCGTTGAAATGTTTGATAGAGCAGCGGCAGAAGAAAAAGAATGGGCATCGTACCTATTCCAAAACGGATCAATCATTGGACTCAACGAGACCGTACTACACCAATATATTGATTGGTTGTGCATGTCTCGAAGGAAAGCTATTGGGCTTCCATACGAAAACGTTGGAAAAAACCCAATCGCAGGTTGGACACAGGCTTGGATGCAGAGCGAAAGCGTTCAGGTGGCTCCACAGGAACATGAAATTACTAGCTACAAAATCGGTGCTAGTAAAAATGATTTAGATGATATGGACTTAGGAGGATTTACTTATGAGTGAAGAATGTAAAGATTATCTAGTAAGACATGCAATGCTCGAAAGCGTAAATAACATTCCACGCAATATGGGAACTAAGACCTACATTGAGAAGATTACGCAGTGGCATCACGACCGTAATCTGATTGAAGGTTCTACAGATAAAGATCAGTTTTGCAAACTAATGCAGGAAGCTGGTGAGCTTTCTGACAGCATTTGCAAAGGTAAAGATGTCTCTGACGATATTGGCGACATGATTGTTGTGCTAATCAATATTGCAGAGAGGAACAAATTGAGCATCTCTAAGTGTCTTAGGAAGGCATGGGATGACATTAAAGATAGGAAAGGAAAGATGGTTGACGGCGTGTTCGTTAAGGAGACCGATCTATAAACTTTCCCACATAAGGGTTTTACATGAGAACTAAACGACAAAGACGAGAAGACAACAAGAAACCTAATCACAAAATTAAGCCTTTAGAAGCAAAAACAGATAATCAAAGAGACTATATCAGGGCAATCGTAGAGAACGATATTATACTTTGTTCTGGCCCAGCGGGTTCTGGTAAGTCTTTTATAGCAGCAGGAATCGCCGCTCAACACCTACATCAGAATAGGATTGGGCAAATCATTGTAACTAGACCATTAGTTTGTACTGGTAAAGACATCGGGTCTTTGCCGGGAGAGATGGGTGAAAAAATCGCACCCTATCTTTTGCCAATGAAAGAAAACTTAAAACACTTTCTTGGTCAAGCATACTACGGACTTTATTCCAATGAAGGTCAGATCCAATACAAACCTCTAGAAGTCATGAGAGGGTCTACATTCCACAACTCTTACATGATTTTAGATGAGGCACAAAATTGTACAGAAGATCAGATCAAAATGTTTGTCTCTCGTATGGGCGAAAATAGTAAAGTCATTATCAATGGAGACATTGAGCAGAACGACCTCCGAGGTCGGAGTGGTCTTGAGTTTTGCATGAATAGACTAGACCGTATTGAAGGAATTGGAATTTGCAAACTAGGCTACGAAGATATTCAGAGGAATGGGATTATAGGAAGATTTTTAAGAGCATTGGAGAATTAAATGCCAACATATATTTACGAGTGTAGTGCATGTGAACACTCTTTTGAAGAGTGGCAAAAAATGACTGACGACCCACTCAAGAAATGTCCTGAGTGTGGTAAGAAGAAACTGTTTAAAGTTTTGACTGGTGGTCTTCACGGATTTGTTTCTGGAAGCGAAACTATTGGTGGTCTTGCGGATAAAAACGCTAGAGAAAACAAAAACAAAATTGCAGAAGCAGAAGCAAAAAAACGTGAGTCAACACCAGAAGCACCAAAGGCTTGGTACGACAAGTATGGAACCGCTACACCAAAAGAAATTAATAAAATGACACCACAACAAAAAACTAGATATATAATGGAGGGCCGTAAATGAGATTTGTTGACGGAAAATTTTTACCACAAGAAGACAAGACTGTATTCCTATTTGGGAAAACTGGAGAAGTATTAGACAAAGATGAGCAGCATAAATTGCCTCACTATGCTAAAATTGTGCAGAACTCAGAAGGTAAAGAAACTTGCTATATCAGAACTTATCAAAGTACACCATTCGATCCAATGGGTCCATATGGTAGAAGAGAGAGAAATCTAGATACGCAAATTAAAAAGGTTTCCAGAAGCACCTTTGATTTTTATGTTACATATTTAAAAACTAACAATTCAATTTACTTAACCAAGGCTCAACGAGGATTTTTAAATGACTAAGAAGGGACCGCTCAGTAAGGCAGAGAAGTTTTACATTGAAAGCCATCTGGAAAAACCGATGGAAGACTTGTGCAAGGATTTAGACAGAGCTAAGTCTAGCATTGAGAAATACATTAAGACCATTCCAGTTGACGATAAGCAGAAGGCAGAGACTTTGCTGCTACAGCAGTTTGCTAGAAATGGAAAAGGGTCTACGGTTATGACTCAAAATGCAGCAGAAATGTCAGATGCAAAACGTGCTAAGTTTACAAATAATGGAACTAGGAGAAGTTCCAAGTGTACCACGAATATCAGGTGACAAATGGACGATAAGAAATGGGGCGAGTTTTACTCGTCGGACAGAAAAAATATAAGCAAAATCTTCGTTAAGGTTATGACAACCGATAAAAAGCATTGGTTCTTTTCTGATTACGATGTGTGGTACGAAGTAAAAGACTATTGCGAGAAAAATTCTGTGTTTATTGAGGATTTGCACTTGCAATTTAGGTCTAACAAATGTATAATAGATATAGGAGAGTGTGAGGCACTGTATTTAGTGAGATCCGCTCTCGGTGCTATCGGTCAACCAACAAAAAATTACTTCACTGTGGGAACATTAAACGATGGAGTGGTTCACAAGCAAATGTGGTTGACTCCAGAATTAATTTTAGACAAGCAGTACGATGATGATTTATCTGGATGTTTTAGCGAGGCTATAATCTACAATGAACAAAAGGAAAAGAAGCGAAAAGAGTAAATACAAACACTTAACAACAGGAGACTATTGCACTTGTGCCCAATATGTTGCTGCGATCATGTGCCAACGTAACGCAGAAAACAAGAATGAGGGATCTCTACCCTACAAATTCTGGAACAAAAAACCTTGGGACTGGACTTATAAGAAACAACTTTTTAAAGCCAACAGTATACTAAAGAACTACAGTGAAGAAGCACTTGTCAAAGCAATTGAGTCACCAGAGTTCAAAGGTATCTTTTCCCTAAACCATCCAAAGGTTGTTGGGATTATTAAGAAATACGAGCTACAGATTGAAGATCAGAAGTCAAAACCGAAGCAAGAAATTGAAGTGAAGAAAAACGCCAAGACTAGAAAAAAGAGTTATGGCGGAAAGAACCTTTTAAACAAACTTAGGAAACTAGAGAATGGCGAAAAAGAAAAGTAAAGCTGTTGAGTACGACGATCCTACTGTCGCAACATTGTGTAAGAAGTATGGTAATGTAATTGAGTCTGGCACTAAAGTGTTGGAGTCATTAGAAACGTATGACACCATCAGCGTTAGTCCAGCACTGGACATGGCACTTGGTGGTGGATTGCGTGAGGGTCAGGTTGTTGTAATGACCGGCGACCCAAAGACCGGAAAGACAACGACCGCTCTGTATGCTGCTGCCAAGGCACAAGCCAAAGGTAAGAAAGTATACTATCTAAATACCGAAGGTCGTCTGACCAAACAAAACTTTCGTGGCATCAAAGGTTTAGATGTTGATGCTATCCAAATTGTCCAAGCTACAGACGACACACCCATCGTCTCTGCTGAGACATATCTTAATATTATGGAGCGACTTCTTAAAGAAGAAGAGAACCTGTTCTTGATCTGTGACTCTACATCCAATATGGTTCCACAGGACGAGATTGATGGAGAGATCCGCACAGGTGTGCGTAACGCTCTACCACGTTTGTTGTCTATGTTCTTCAAACGTATCAGCGGTGACGTATCACGCATGAAAGCTATCGCCGTGTTCATCACTCATAATATCGCCAATACTGGTGGATCACGTTTTGCACCCAGCAAGATGGCAGACTGCGGTAACATGCTACAGTTCCAAGCTGGAACCAATATGGTCATCACGCACCGTGGCAAATGGGAAGTACCCAAAGAGTCAGGCAATCACGTTGGTCAAGTTGCTAACTGGGTAATCAAGACTTCTGCTGCTGGTGGCACACCTATGAGTACAGCCGCAAGCTGGATTCGTTACGGCATTGGTATTGATGAATCGCAAGAGATTGCACAGATCGCTATAGACTTCGCCCTTATTCAAGCAAAAGGTGCTTGGTTTACTATTCAATGTCTGGTAGATAATAAAGATCAGATCCTTGTTACAAATTATCTTAAAGACAATGAGGTTGATGTAGATGACCTAGAAGCTGTAACCAAGGCATTTAAGTTTCAGGGCATGGAAAAGCTGGTAAACTTTCTAAATGACAACCAAGACCTTAGAGATATCGTTATCGAGGAAGTAAGAGACTTGTTCTAATGAAAGTCACAGGCTTAAATGGTAGAGAGTATAATCTCGATACCAAAAAATATTTAGTGAACAATCGGAGTAAGCGTAGCTTCTATCACTTACAAGCTAGGGAAATTATAGTGGAGCTTTTTCATCCCTATCAGGTACTTGAAGAAGTTACGCTTCCCGGTTCTTCTACAAAAAAATCCAAATTAGCCCTTGACTTTTTGATTCCATCGTGTACAATAGGTATTGAGGTGCATGGCGAACAACACTTTAAGTATGTGCCATACTTTCATAAGTCTAGGATTGGTTTTGCACAAGCAAAGAAGAGAGACTTGGATAAGAAAGAGTGGTGCAGAATTAACGACATCACACTTGTAGAGCTACGTTGGGACGAAGACCCAGAATACTGGAGAGAGAAAATTGAACGCAGCAGATAGACTACAGAAGTTTTTGGATGGCATACAGCAGTATATTACTGGAGCTAATATTGCACCAACAAACTTTACTCCAGAGTTTGCTATTGCAGAAACTCTAA